CGGCAACGCCCTGGTGAACCATGACGGGCATTCCGTACACGGTGCCGATCTGTCCGCTTGGGATGTTGGACGAGCCGTAGTAATCGGCGCGCACGAACTCAGCGATCTTGAGCATGGCCTTCTCCTGATCTGGGCCGATGAGCATAACGCAAGCGGCGGGATCAGCGAAAGACTTGAGGAGCTGTTCGCGAGCATCCAGGATCAGGTCAGCAGTGAGAGGAGCAGCGCCCACATCGAGGCCAGCACCTGCTTCGAGCACGGCGATGATCTGCTCGTCGACATAGCGACCGTGAGCGGAAGCTGCGCGGAGAGCGTTCTCGATCTGAACGTCCATAGAGGACTGGATCTCGTCAGAGCTGTCGATCAACCAAGACACGTAAGCGTTCAGGTTAAGATCGAGCTTGTCAGTGGTAGCGCTCAGAGCCTGGATGGTTCCAGCGACTGCGGAAGCGCGGTTTTCAACGGTGAAGCTGGACAGCTTTGGGAAGCTGATAGACTTCATGCCCTTCCCAGCATAGCTGGAGAGGTCGGTTACAGATGCGAGGAGCTTCGCCCGGAACTTCAGTTCCTTCTGTACGAGGCTAGTGATTAGATCGTTTTTGGTTGCTACCAGTTCGGTATTCCCAGTAATGACGTCAGGCATATAGTTCCTTTATGGTTTAAGGGTTTTCAGTTTGTTGATGATTTCGTCCTTGGAAAGATCCTTTGCAGGTTTCTCCCCGGAGAACGTCCCAGCCGATAAGTGAACATCACCCGGCTTCTGTGCTCCAGTCGTGAAGAAGTAAGGCTTTGACTTCGCCAGGTTCGCAAGCTGGGTTTTCAGTTGTTCAGTGTTCAGATTGAAACTTTCGTCGATCTCTACACTGGACCAGTCGCCCACCTTGACGATGTCTTCCAAGGCTTCCTTACGCGCTCCCATAGTCAAGGCTAGTTGCTTAACCTCTTTTTGGAAGATGGTCTTAGCATAGGCTGCATCCTTGGCCTTGAGTGCGTCTTCGATCTCCCGCTTGGATTTCAAAGCACCCTCCAGGGCTTCCTTATACTTGCCCTGCTCTGCTAACACCGTCTGTTCGCGTTCGTGCTCCTTAGCCTGAAACTCATTCAGCTTTGCTTTCAGGGCTTTGATTTCCCCGATCGCGCGCGAATAGGTTTCATACTTCACGCTATCGCTCGAACTGTCCTTGTTTCCGGCACTGCCTTCGACTTGGTGGCCACTGACCACGTTCGTTTCTTCCATTCTTGATTATCCTCCTATGGTTTTCAAGTGTTGGTTAGAGATTACGACGGATATAGCGAATGACAATCTTTTTCGCCTGAGTCAGGAGCTTTTCCTCGAGAGCTCTACTGAACCCAAAAAACGATCGCCCGGCCTCTGCGACGTATCGCGCCAGATCCGAGTTTCTTATACGCTTTCCAACGGTTGAGAGTCCGTTGCGCGTCTTCATCTTGTAAGGCTCATGGATCCCGTCGATGGTGATCCTGATCGTTCTACCGATCACGGAATGGTTGATCGCGTCCATCAGTTGCCCAGTCAAAGTTAGGTTCGACCTGCGCTTCGAATAGGCCTGGTGAGTGCGTGTCGACTCGGAGATCTTGTCGCGCTTATTGATCCAGCCTTTCGATAATGGCTTGAACTTCTCGCCAGTCTGAGGCGATGTCCCTTTCCGGGATGTGAACTTGAGCAATTCAGTTGCCAGAGTCCCGACCTCGTTTAGCATCTCGCGATTCGAAAGGACTCGATTAAGCCGATCCTTGGTTTCCTGCTCCAGCCTGTCGATGCTTTTCTGATTAACCTTCAGCTTCACTCGATGACCTCGAATAGCTGGCCCAGCCTGCGAAGGCCTTGGATGAACGAGATTGCGGTCTCCTGGCTTTCGAGTGAGCTGATCGTCCTGGCCCCTGCGCTCGCGTCGATCTCGGCCTTGAACTTTGGCAAGACCTCGCGCTTTACTTCGTCGCTTGTCACGCCGAAGAATGGGCGCTTGTACTTCCCGTTCGGGATCGTAGGATGGCCCTCGAATCCGGTCTGGTGGCCGTAGGCTTTAGGCGCGTCCGTCTCGTCGTCGATGCCAATCACAACCGAGGCGCCGTCTTCCTCGAGGATGTCGATCGAGCGGAGCATATCCCCAGTGAGTGTCATGTTCACCTGGTTCCGGCCCTTTCCTGCGGCTTTGAAGGAAAGGCTGTTCGCGTAGGCCTTCGAGTAAGGACTCTTTAGATCCTTACGGCCCAGCCCTCGCCCTTCCTTGGCCCGGTCCACCATGTAGTCGATCACACCCTGGGCGATCTTACGGACCAGGACAGGATCGGATGATATGTCCCGCCCGGTAAGCTCGTTCAAGTCGAGCTTCTGAGAGACTCGGCTTTTCGTGAGCTTTATCCCTGGCTCGGCCATTAGTCTTCAGCCTCGAGCTCGTCTTCCTCGTCTTCGACCTCAGCCACAGGTTGGGTCTGAGTTGGCATGATTCTTTCCATTTCACGACCAGACTCTTCCTGGATTCGCTGATAGACTTCCTGCGCATCCTCGAGCTCGATCTCGCGGTCCAGGGCGATGGCTTCTACTTGAGTGATCAGTCCCATTTCCTTGCGCTGTTGAATGTTCTGGAGCTTTTCGGCTTCGGATACCACGCTTGAAGGCTTCTTGAAGGTGATGCTCATGAAGGCATCTTCAGAGATCGGGGCGACCCGGTAGCCCGGGAGAACGCTAGTGCCTCCGTAAGTGTTGAGATACGCCACGATGATCTTGAACAGCTTCTGTTCTGCGTCCTTGAAGGCGGCGATGTCGGACTCACTGGCCTCGAACTGCTCGACCATAGCCAGCAAGCGCTCGAATCCCGAGCTGTACTTGACCGAGTCCATCTTCGCATTGACCACTTTAGGATCCACGCCACGGCTGGTCAGGAAGCTAGACAGGAGTCCCTCGAGGTATGAGAGCGAGCCTTGCAGATCAGGGTTCGCGTTAGCGTAGCCGAAGTCGGTCTCGACCGGGTTATTCGGATCAATGGGCAAGCGAAGGACGAAGTTGGTCCCGATCTGGATGTTGTTCGGGATCAGGTTCGACGGAGCCTTAAGCCATGCCTGGCCGAAGCCCTGCATTCTGACCACGTTCCCGAGGTCGGTCAAGCCTGCGTTGAATTGAATGGTGAAGTCGGTAAGTGCCGCGCCAGAGCGGACCCAATACTCGCCGTCCTTGCCACCGTTGATGTCCACGAATGGCACGACCCCACCGATCGGGTTCTCGTAGCTGTCGGCCTTCATGATGTTTCCGTTCTCATCCATGACGAAGTTGAACACAGGAGACCATACCGCTATCGCCTTCATGCCTGCCTGGTAATCGTCTTCATCCGCGATCATCTCGTTCATGCTGTCGCCGTCTTCGGTTACCTTGACGTTAGCCAGGTTACGGTCGAATCCGTTGATGCAGTAAACCTCGCCATCCTCCTGGTCCTGGGACGATGGAACTACGTCGATGTTATGGGCGAGCAAGGCCTGGAGCTTCAACTTCCCGGCGCGAGGGACGAGGTAGAGGTGCGTCTGGTCCTGGAGCTTGAAGTATTCGTTGGCCCTCATCATGACCGTGTCGATTTTCAGGTCAGCATACACCTGACGGACGACCATCTCTTGCTCTTCGCTGAGGCCGTAAAACTCACGGACAGGAGCCCGGCGGTAGAGGCTGGCTTCCTTCTTCACGATCCGGCGAGCCAGGTTTACAGAGCTCACGATCGGAGTATTCTGGATGGTGTCTTTCGAGTAAAACCCCTCGAGGTAGGCCTTGACCTGCTGGAGGATCCGGTCCTTGAAGATCTCGAACTGGCCAAAGCTCACCTTCTTGCGCTCGACGTTCTCGCTTGCCTTGGATTCGTCGATGATCTGCCTGCGGACATTTGGGTTCAAAAGGTTCAGCATTTTATCTCCTTGAGCTTCCGACCATTACGGTCCCGAGCAAGTTGTGCTCGTACACTACCGCATAGCCGATGGCGGTCGTGATGTGCTGGTAAGGCTTTGAGTCGTCTTCGATGTAATCGCCGGACTTCTTCAGAGCTGTCAGCCTTAGCCCATCGTGCGTCACGGGAGCCGTTTTGTAAACGAACAAGCGCCGTTCTCCAGCCTCGTTCTCGCAATAGGCGTTCACGATGTTATGCCTTTTCCTTACCGGAGGATTCTCCCGAGGGACCTGCATCTCGAAGGCAGCTCCTGAGTTGGCCAGCGTTTTCCTGATGATGTCATAATCTGAGACGATGGACCGCGTATCCCTGGCCTGCCCGGAGGCGTCGCCCCTCACCAGTATCTTCGCCCGGTGCGTCAGGATGCCCTTCTCGATCCATGCGTCGATAGCGTCCTGAGTCCGAGCGCCTTGGATGACCACCTCGTCGAACCAGTGCCAGGCCCGCCCGTCCCACTGGCCAGCCGCCGAAGACATGGGCTTACCGTGGCCGATGTTAAAGTCGAAAGCGAGCACGATCGGGAGGTGAGGCCTTACCTGGTAGGCGGTGTTTAGGTGGTTCTTATCGGCGTCATAGGCCGAATAGATCCGATCCTGGTCGATCTCGACCCACTCGCCGTAGATGTACCTCTGGGCCTCGCGAGGAGCCAAGTCCTGCTTCAGCTGCTCAATATACACCGGATCTAGGAACGGGTTGTCAGTCGTGACCGACTTGAACACCTTTCGAGTCCTGGCTTCGCTGTCGAAGAAATACTTATAGACCCAGTGGCCTGGCCCGTCCGGGTTCGTGGCGGCGATCAGGATGTTCTCCTTCACCTCCGGGATCCGGCGAAGACGCGCCTTTAGCGTATCGAACGCGGCCTTGTCGTCCTCGTTGTTCTCGGTGAGTTCCTCGAACACCACCATGGACAACTTGAGCGACCTGGCCTTCTTGTACTTCTTATCCGACCAACTTCTCGAGATGATCTCGGATCCGTTCCACCAGGTAACTTTAGCGATCGAATGGTTCACCCGGTAGTGCTTACCCTCGACGAAGTCCTCCGTGATGTGCTCCAGGATCTCCTTGAAGATCGTATCCTTCAGATCAGGCAACGCCTTACGCGCTAGGCAGACTCTCGCTCCAGGATTCTCGACACAATGACGGACGGCCAAATGAGCCATAAGGATAGACTTTGCGGATCCATAACTGCCAGAAAGGAGAATCTCTGGCGTACCTCGTCCGAAATCCCAGTCATCAAGAAAATCGACGACATCAGACTGGTAAGGAATAACGCGCGGATTGAAGTCGCTGAAGTATGGCTTAGAGTATTGTTCGACTGCTTCACTCATTCCTTCTTCTTGCGCTCGTAGTTCATGTTTATTTTGATCGCGCCATCGCCTGCGATGTCTATCGTGTCCTTCTGTCCGAGAAGTTGCTTCCCGAGCCAGATCAGCATGGAGGCGTTACCCTTCCGAGCGGCGTCCAGTTGCCAGCGCCGAAGGGACATTTTTAACGATGCCCGGCCTTTTGCTAATTGTTCCGCGAAACGTCGGTCGAGCGTATCTGTTGAGCATCCAACAAAGTCAGCGATCTCGGTCGTCTTGCATCCGATGGATGCCAGCTTCT